AATAAGTGATAGTAAGTGGAGCTTATGTAATAAATTATGGTATTACATGGTCGTAGACAGTCAAGAAGGTACAGCGACACTTTGGTCTTCGGACGAAAACGGAGAGACCTTTAAGATGGTTTTAGGTAAAAAAGATGCGTTTCTTCCTCAACCTTCTTTACCTAAAAAACAAGCGTGGAACCAGAAAAATGCAGACGCTCTTAAAAAAGCTGTAGACACTTCGTTATGTAAAGGACCTAATGCGCCTGTACCCCCAATAGATTCTACAACTGTGCCTGATTTTAACGTTGATGCTACTCCCCCTAAAGATGCTGGGCGTTGGAATCCTCCACCACATGTTGAAAGTCGTTCTGTTCCTTACGCTATACGTTCGCCATATGACACTAATATTTTAGATCCTGAGTTTACTACGCTTAAGGGAATTAAAGATTTAGCAAGTCTGTATAGTGAAACCGGAGAAAGATTTTATAGTTCAAGAGGGTACAGTTATCTAGAGCGTGGAAGAATATTCCAAGATTCCTTATCTGCGGATGTGTTAAATCAAACAAATACCGGAGGTAAAAAACGCGGTGCTAATGAAGCTAATCAATGGGGTTTTAGATTTATGTATAACCCGCAATATATTAGCTACGAAACTTCTGCTAATAACTCTATTGACTGGACTCTTGGGTCAAAAGATACCGCTGCTCTTTTAGCAGGTAACCAAACTGTAACTCTTCAAATCTATTTGAATAGAATTATTGACCTTGGTTATTTAAATACATTGTATGGTCGTACTAATGACAACGTTATTAAAAGACAACTTAGCGAACAAGCTGCTTATGGACGTAAGCTATCATCTGAAGAAGTTATAGGCATAATGAACAGAGGTACCGAGTACGACCTAGAATTCTTATATCGTTGTTTAACTGGAGACCCTCAAACTAATAACCCGCTACTTAATGAGAGACTTAGAAAAACAGGTTCTGCTGATATTGGTTATATAACTGGTATACCTCTTTGGCTGTACTTAAGTGACAACCTGCGTTATTTTGGTTCTGTTTCTAGAATCGGTGTTAACCATATAATTTTTAATACTGAAATGGTTCCAACCCTATCTATTATAGACCTGTCATTTGCCAGATACCCTGCGCAGTTTGCCAATGACGCTAAGAGTCTTGAATCTGTACGAGACAACTTCTTCCCACCGGCTGCTTTTTAGGAGATGCTATGAGCATAGAACGAGTATCACGATACTATACTGGACCATTAGCACAGACGCCTAACAAGTACTCTGGCACCTATGAAATATCCGTGTTTAGAAAATTTCCTTCAGGAGTCTCTATAAGTTACGTTATCTATACCTGGGTTGATGGGGATAGCTTAGGCGAATTAGCTAAGCGGTATAACCTAAACCCTAAGTATTGGTGGGAGATTATGGATATTAATCCGGAGATACTAGACCCCTTTAATATTACACCTGGGACAAAGTTGAGGATTCCGTATGGAAACTAATCCGTCCTCTATTAGACCGTTTGTTTGGCAAGGCGCATCTATTGATAGTTCTTTTGATGTAGAGTTTCCTAAAGCTTCAGATATGGATCTAGTTCTTATTGGAGCTATTTTGCACCTAAGCATAGAAGATCACGACCTTTTAGAACTAAAGTTTAAAGGGCACTTAAAAAATAAAAAAGAGGCTATTGTATCTGGAGACCCGATTAAGTTTAACTATCGATCACAAAAACTTAAAAATACCTGGGTAGGATACGTATATAAAATTATGGAAGACAACACTTGGCAAGGTGGAAACACTACCATTATTTGTATAGCTGCCTCTTATCTTTTAAAACAGACAGATCAAAAGATCTTTTTAAATTTAACTGCTGATCAGTGCGTTGCTAGAATTTCAAAGAAACATGGGTTTACTGGAATCACACAAAGGCACCCTCGTCAACGTGACAGTATAGTACAGGCCGGTCAAAGCGACTGGCAACTATGTAAAAGGTTGGCTAGACAGACTGGCTTTGCTTTTTTTGCAGACAACACAACGTTGTTTTTTGTATCCAAAGATAAAATCTACTCTAGTAAAAAGGATAGTGCACCCTATTTTAGATACATAAATAAAGAAGAAGATGGAGTAGTTACTAGAGAACAAAGATTAACAGGAACTATTTTATCCTTTACTCCTCACATATCAGACAATACCCCTGAGGCAGGTGTACGCGTTGATAGGGTTGTAACAGGTGTTCAAGCAAATACAGGAAAAACTATTAAAGCAAAGCACAAACACGTTACACCTGCTAATACTGGTAAAGGAGTTGTTGTACCTAATGGTACATATTTCTTAAAATGAGTAACTTTTCTAATAATAAAGTCGGTTCTAAGGTAGACGCTAACTTCACACATCACCATGTCTATGAGGTAGCTAAAAACTTAAATGATTCAAAACACATAGCCGATGACTATACAAATGCTCATAGATATCAACATAGGGCGCAAGTAAGAGTTATAGGGTATCCAGACCTTCGTCCGTACGACCCTATTTATCTAGATGGGTTGCCTAATGGTTTGTCAGGATACTGGACGGTACTCTCGGTAAAGCATGTTTTTGGTGGACGCCCAGCAGATTATCTTCTAGAGCTAGAAGTAGGAACAGATTTCATAGGTGATACCAACCCTGAGGCATACCAGACTTCCGCAAATAGAGATGTGCAATCTGACTTAGCTGGTCAATCTTTGACTCCATCCGATGTAGTATTGACTACATATTCTGTTTCTCCAAACGCATCTCCTGTTGATCCTACTACCGGAGTGGTCAATACTACAGCTGTAAATCAAGCTTCTAATATTGCTATACCGTATATAGCTGGAACAACTCCGTTTGCTGATACACCACCTAATACAGACTTCTTAAAAAGTACTGTACAATGGACTTCAGTGGCTAACGGAAAGGTGATTTAATAATGGGTATCCCAACAGAGTTAGAGTATGGATTAGACTTTCAAGGTCGCCGTAGATTCTTTGGAATTTACTCTGCCGTTGTTCTGCCAGGTACGGACCCTAAAGGTAGGTTTGCCGTACAACTTCAAATCCCTGGACCTAGCGGTATGGAAAAAACTTCTTGGGCTAAAGCTTGTTTGCCTATCACATCTAATTCTTATCACCCAGATCATCTGCCCCACAAGGCTTCAGAGATTGCCGCACTATTAACTACGGTACCAACAAGTACTCCAGACTCGTACGGCAATACTGATATACCTGCTTTAACTATTGTAGCTAAGCCTGGTAATGGCCAGTTAAATCACGCACATACAAGAACTCCTGATAGCACTGTTGTAAAAAAAAGCATGGTTAATCCTTCGCTTCAAGTGGTAACAGGTTTTCCTACAACTACCCCAGACACCCTAGAAAATAGCAAGTATAATCCTAATACTGGGCAAACCGCCCCGGGATTAACTAGCACGGACACTTCGCTCACCACACCTGAACATACGTTTCATAGAACAGTCCCACAACCTGGACAAAAGGTTTGGGTAATGTTTGAGGCTGGAGACCCTGAATACCCTGTATGGATTGGAGTACAATCGTGAGTAGTGCTATTAACTTTCCTTTCATATTAGACAACTTTGGTGTTTTAATCCCTACAACCGAAGCAAATAAAATTTATTTAGATAGGGTCTTAACCCTTCTTTCTACAAATGTGGGGCAACGACCTATGCTTCCTGAGTACGGCATTGATTGGAAAGTAGCTCTTTTTGAAAACGAAGGTGATGCTAAAGCTGCAGTGCCTGGTGCTTTGAGAGCTGCAATATCTCGTTGGATTCCAGATGTAGAAGTAAACAGCATTACCATGAAAGATCAACAAGACGGAATAGAGTACGTAAATATAGAGTTAGTCTTACCAGATAACACAGTAACAACGCTACCAGTAAGCACAGCAACCTTTAACTTAGATGGAACGGTTATACGATAATGCAAATTGATTATACCTCTAGAGATTTTACCGCAATCAAAGCAGACCTAATTGCTATGATTAATGCAAAGACAGGAAAAAATTGGGACCCTACTGATTACTCAGATCTTGGGCACATTCTTGTTGAATCTTTTGCATATATGGGGGACATCATGTCTCACTATCTAGACAAAGCAGCTAACGAAACAAGCATCGATACCGCTGTTAAACTTGATACTTTATTGTCATTTGCTAGTTTGTACGATTACAAACCTTCTGGACCAACACCTGCGTATGTCGCAGTAACGTTTACAAACACAAGCGATCAACCTATTGATATTCCTATTGGTACGCAAGTAATGGCTCCCCTGAGCTATGGCGCGTACTCTCAGGTTTATTATGAAACAACTCAATCTGATACAG